TGGTGTTAACCCTCAAAGAATGGGGCAAGAAATAGCTAGACAAACAGCAACTGGTATACAACAAGCAGTACAGGCATCATATTCTCAAACAGAGATGTATTTTATACAACACTCAGATTATCTTATGCCTAGAGTACAACAAATGAGAACTGATTTATCTCAGTACTATCATAGTAAAATGCCAAGTGTAAGATTAAATTATATATCTAGTGAAGCAGAAAAAGTAAACTTTACAATAAATGGTACTGAATTATTAATGAGAGATTTTAATATATTTTGTACAACAAAAACAAATCATAGAGCAACACTTGAACAATTAAAACAATTAGCTTTAACTAATAACACAACTGGAGCAAGTATATATGATTTAGGAAGTATTGTAAAAGCAGATTCAATTGCAGAAGTTTCTAATATTCTCAAAGGAGCTGAAGAAAAACAAGTGGTTGAAAGACAACAACAAATGCAGCAACAACAAGAAATGCAACAACAGCAACTTCAAGCAGAAGCTCAAGAAAAAGCTGCTGAACGTGAATTTAAAAAATCTGAATCTGCTGAAGAACGTAGAAAAGATCTTATGGTTGCAGAAATTAGATCTGCTGGTTTTGGGGCAAAGTCTGATATTGATCAAAATCAAATGAGTGATTTCCGTGATGCAATGAGAGATATAGAAAATAGAGATCAATATAGGGAACAAATGGACTTTAAAAGAGAAGAGTCTGCTAGAAGAACTTCTATTGATCAATCAAAAATGAAAATAGAACAAGAAAAACTATCTACACAACGTGAAATAGCAAACACAAATTTAGAAATAGCACGTGAAAATAAAAATAAATATGATGTTAATTCTAATCCTAAAAAAGATAATAAGAAGGAAAAATAATAGTGATAGCTATATGCTGCAAAAAATCTTTATCTAATTTTAAAATTTTTAAGGTTTATTAAAAAAATTCTTATTATATTATATATGTAATATTAACAGTTAATAATAACATAAAACCAAACAGTTATGGCTGAAGAAAACAAAACAGTGGAAACAACAAAAAAGAAGGTTGAGGTTAACCTAGATGAAATTTTTAATGGTGCACCAGGAGGAGACTCTATAACACTACCAGAAGAAGAATCTAAAAAACCAAATATATTTAGTAGAAAAAAAGATATAGACATGTCTTTTGTAGATGAACCTACAAAGGAAACTGTTAAAGAAGAGGTTGAGGAAGAAGTAAAAGATGAGGTAGAGGAAGAAAAAACAGAAACTACTAAAACAGAAAAAACAGAAAAGGTAACTAAAGAACAAATAGATGAAATCTTTGGTGACAATTCTGAAGAAGAGGTAGAAGAAAAAGAAGAAGAAATATCTAAGAAAAGAGGTAGAAAACCTATATCAGGTGTTTCTGATGTTTTTAAAAAGCTTATAGATGAAGAAAAAATCTTAGCTTTTGATGATGGAAAGGAGTTGGATGATTATAGTGCAAAAGATTGGCAAGAATTAATTCAAGCTAATTTAGATGAAAAAGCTAATCAAGCAAGAAGAGAAACTCCAAAACAGTTCTTTGAAAGTTTACCAGAAGAACTTCAAATTGCAGCAAGATATGTTGCAGATGGAGGTCAAGACCTAAAAGGTATGTTTAAAGCATTATCTGTTGTTGAAGAAACAAGAGACTTAAATGTTAAAACAGAAAAAGATCAAGAGTATATTATCAGAGAATATTTAGGTGCTACAGGCTACGGAACAAGAGAAGAGATTGAAGAAGAAATAGAAATTTGGAAAGATCTTGGAAAACTTGAAAGTCAAGCAATGAAGTTTAAACCTAAATTAGATAAGATGCAAGAAAAAGTTGTTGCAGCAAAACTTCAAGAACAAGACATGAAGAGAAAGCAACAAGAGCAAGCATCACAAAACTATATGAAAAATGTATATGAAACTTTAAAAGGTGGTACTATAGGTGATACAAAGATTGATAAAAAAACTCAAGCTTTTTTATACAATGGTTTAGTTAATCCTTCATATCCATCTATTAGTGGAAATAATACAAACTTATTAGGTCACCTTTTAGAAAAGTATCAATTTGTAGAACCAAATTATGATTTAATAACAGAAGCTTTATGGTTACTTTCAGATCCAAAAGGATTTAAAGAAACTATAATGAAGAAGGGATCAAATAAAGCAGTGGAAGAAACTGTAAGAAAATTAAAAACTGCTCAATCTTCTAAAAGTTCAGCAGCTGCAGTTCAAGAAGAAGTGCCTGCTAAAAAACAAAAAAGAAAGATAGCAAGAGGAGGAGGGGCAAATATATTTAAAAGAATTTAAAATAGAAGTCAACAAATAATTAATTTATAATATTATTAACAATGGCTAGATCAAGTAACCCAATTAAACACTACGCTTCTGCTGTATATGATTTTGCAGTAGATGGTGGTGCTATTAATACTATATATCCTTCTCAAACTACAAAGATTCCTGCATTGGCAACAATGGTTGAAGTAACAGTTGAAACATTAACTGCACATACTTCTGGAGGAACAAATACTATAAAAATTGTAGCAGGTGGTAAAGAATTAACTGGTTCTATAGCATTAGCTGATAGAGGAACAGATGATATTTATACAACTGTTTTACCAAAAGTAGGACATACAGCAGCAAGAGAAATTGGTATAAAGGTAGAAACAGCAACTTTAACAGCAGGTAAATCTGTTATAACTGTAGGTTATTATACATCTACTCAAGTACCATAGAATTAAAAAAAAGAAAACAACAAATAACAAATAATAATTTAATAATTAACAAGTAAAATTTAGAAAAATGGCAAGATCAAGTAATCCAATCAAACATTATGCGTCAGCAGTTTATGACTTTGCAGTTGATGGTGGAGCAACATCTACTATTACCCCATCTCAAACAACTGTTATTCCTGATAATGCAATAATTACAGAAGTATGTGTTGAAACATTAACAGCAAATACTTCAGGTGGTTCAAGTACTATGACAATTAATGCTGGTGGTGTAGACATCACTGCAGCAATGTCTATAGCTGATAGAAGTGTAACTGTACCTTATATTACAGTAGCTCCTAAGAAAGCTACATCTGCAGCAGCAATTAAATGTACAATTGCAACAGCAACATTGACAGCAGGAAAATGTGTTATTACTGTGGGATATTTTATGTCTCCTGAATAATGAGTAAAATTTTAAAAAAAGAAAACAACAACAAATAATAACAATTAATTTAATAATTTAAAAAACAATCAAAATTATGGCAACTCCAGTTTTAAATAATGGGATTTTCCTACGTGATACTAACTATAAAGCTAGTTCACATGTTGATTCTTATCACTTAACTCAAATGTTAGGTTCTGCTGAACCTATGGATATGGGTCCAGTTGACTTATGGGCAATGACACAAAAGGTAGAAATGCCTTTGTATCAAATGGCTTCATTTGGTGGAAAGAATACAATCATGGTGGATAACGCTAGAGGTGAGTACAAATGGCAAACTCCTGTTGCACAAGACCTTCCATATTCTTTAGGTAAAATTGACGGTGTTACTGACGCTGACGGTACTACTAGAGGTGTAGATGGTCAAACTTTTAAAATTCTTTTAAGCAAAAGAACATTTGGACATGGTGATATTATTACTTATGACAAATACAATGGTCTAGAACTTTACGTTACTGCGGATGATATTATTCCTTCTGGTGACGGATTTGTTTATACTGTTCAACTTGTTAACAGTAATAACACTGCAGGTCTAGCAGACAAATACTTAGTGTCAGGAACTAAATTCTTTAGAAAAGGTTCTGCACGTGGTGAGTATGGTGAAAGATTTTCAGATATTCAAACAGGAACAGGTTTCCGTGAATTCTACAACTTTGTAGGAGGAGCTGAAGCTCATGTACATTATTCAATTTCTTCTAGAGCAGATTTAATGCTTAAGGGTGGAATGAATGCTGATGGTACAATTCCAGTTACTGAAATTTGGAGAACTTATGACAAAGATGTAGATCCTTCTGTATCTTCATTAGAAAGTATGGTAGAGATAATGGGAGCTGATTATGTAAAAAGAGCTTTTGATAATGGAAACTTATCAAGAACATTCTTAACTAACATGGAGGCTGCTCATTTAAATAAAATTGCATCTGACATTGAGTGCTACTTAATGTGGGGTCATGGTGGTAGAGTTAGACAAGACGGTCCAGATGATTTAAGAATGTCTGTTGGTCTTTGGAAACAATTAGATAACTCTTACAAGAGAATTTATAACAAATCTTCTTTCAGCTTAGATATGTTTAAAACTGAGCTTTACAACTTTTACCAAGGTAAAGTTGAATTAGAAGGTCCAGATCCAAAACGTACATTAATTGTACAAACTGGAATTGGTGGTATGAAACTTGTTAATGATGCTATTGCTACTGAAGCAGCAGGTCTTGGAAGTGCTTATGTAACAAATACTGATCAAATTGGTATGGTTACTGGTTCAGGTATGGATTTAGGATTTGGATATGCATTCACATCTTACGTTATTCCTTTCTTAGCTAACGTTAGATTTGTACTTAATCCAGCATTTGATAACTTACATACTAATGACGTTGAGAATCCACTTATTGATGGAAGACCTTTAAGCTCTTACAGCTTTATTATATTTGATGTAACTGAAGAAGGAAATGATAATATTCATTTATTAAAACTTTCTTGGGATAATCAATTAAAATGGTTCTACCAAAATGGTACTATGGACTATATGGGAAGAACTCAAGGTTTTGCATCATCAGGTAACTTCAATGGATACCGTGTAATGATGACACAAACAATGCCAGCAGTATGGGTAAAAGACCCAACTAAGGTATTAAAGATAGTAATGAAAAATCCAATTACAGGAGGTTCATTCTAATATCAATATGTATAAGTAAAGGGGAGGAAAATACTCCTCCTCTTTATTTTTTTTAATAATTAATAAAAACCAAACACAAAATGCCTAAAACAAACAACAAAAAAGAAAGTAAAAAAGAGTTTATTGAAACTGTTGAACCAACATATAAAACAGAGCCAATAAAACAAGTAACTATGATTGAAAAATACCAAGAAGGTAAAAATCAATCTATAGCAATACGAACATATTTTGATACAGCTATGGAAAACATGGGTCTTGAATCATATAATATGTCACTATTTGATGGTGTAATTCATGAAGAAGAATTATCATGTCTAGAAGTTAATGGAATTAAAAGATATGTAACTGGTTTAAATGAGTTTGCTCCTGAAATTAGAAAACTTTCTCCTGAAAAAAGAAATGCAAAAGTTAGAGAAATTAGAAAAGCTGTTAGTATATTAGAAAGAGATTTAGCAGCAAATATAATTGATGAAAATGATCCAGAATTTTGGAATAAGGTTAAATTATTAAGACATGATAATCATGACTTTTGGGGAAAAATTAGCATTAGATGTGGTAATGAACCAGTTTTTTTAGATCCAACTAGTGATCCTTATGATTTAATTAAATTATATGCTATTGAAGCTGGTGGTTTTTCTATTGTTGCAAAGAATCTTAAAGATGCTAAAAATAAACAAGGTTGTAAATTTTATTTAGATAAATTAGAAGATACTGTTAGTACAAGAACTGAAATATCTAAATTAAGAAATAGAGCTTTATCTGCATTAACTTCAATGTATGATTCAGAAAATACTAAATTATTTTATGTTGCAAAAATTGTAGATGCAAATAGCACTCAATATAATAAGTCTACAGCTAATGATATAATTTATGAAAACATGGATGCTTTTATTCACGGATATGGACATGATAAAAATGAAAGAAGAGCTGCTGAAAAGTTTTTAGCTACTTCTAGACTATCTATGGAAGATTTAAAATTAAAAGCAATTTTAACTGATGCTGCATCATACTCTATTATTAGCACTAAGTCTGATGGATGGATTTATTTTGGATCAGTTAAGATGGGTAAGACAAATGAACATTGTTTAGAATGGCTTAAGAATCCTTTAAATGAAGAACATTTAATGGGTTTATTAAGTCAGATTGAATATTATTGGAATATGTAATTATGAATAATACTACACTACAAATAAAATTTAAACAAAGGTTAAATAAGTTAGCTAGCAATGACTATGATAATATAGAGTGTTGGCAAATAGTTGAAGCTTTTAATAAAGCTCAAGTAGAATGGTGTAGAAGACAATTACATGGAAATAATATATATAAAGAAGGAGATGAAATGTCTAAAAGACGTATTGATGATTTACAAATCTTATTAACAGATTTAGGTTTAACCTTTAATGTTGAAAAAGATTATGTTGAATCAACAAATTTTCCTGTTAATTATTTGGAGTATAAAAGAGTTTCTACTGAAGCATATAATGAATGTTGTCCTTTTACTATAGATTCAAAAGGAGATTACCATGGTAGATCTATGACAGTTTATTTATCAGAAGAAGCTAATGTAGATATAATAATGAGAGATCCTTTAAAAAGACCTGATTTTGACTGGGGTGAAACTTATTGTACAATTCAAGGTAATAAAATTAGAATATATAAAAGGGATTTTGATATTGTAGCTCCATTATTAACATATTATAGACAACCAAGAAATATACAAATATTAGGATGTGTAGATCCTTATACATTAGTTGAATCACCAGCAGATATAGAATGTGAATTTAAAGATGATATAGTAGAGCTTATTATTGATGAAGCATGTTCAATAATTGCAGGTGATATAAATGATGTAAATACATATATAAGAGGATCTGCAGGTGCAGAAAAAAATAATTAATATATGGGATATAACATAAATATTTTGTATATTAATTATGTAACGTAAGGTTACAACAAATATCAATATCAATATTAATTTAAAAAAGAAAAAAAATGGCTTATTTTAATCACGCTTTTGGGAAAGCATTTTTCCTAAAGACATTAGAACAAACTTCTACGCAAACAACTGCTGATTTAGCAAATGCTGGTGAGTTTGCATTTGCAGGAGCTGACTACAAGATTTTAAGTGCTGCAGGAATTGCAAACGTACAATCTGGATTTTATTTAGCACAAGGTTCATTCCATGCTAATGATACTATTGGGAACAACCCAGGTCACGGTGGATACAAAGAAACTACAAAATCAAAGATGATTATGAAAAAATACATCTCTGATATGTGGATTACAAAATGTACTAATGAGGTTGCTCAAGTATATACAGTACATATTAAACCTACTGCTCAATATAAATCTTGTTTCCCATGTGGATCAGATCCAATTTTAAGAACAGATATTAAAGGTACTGCTGCATTAAGATTATTAAATCACAATGCTTATGCATCTTTATCTGGTTCATTACCAATGCCAGGTGCTGGTGCTGCTGCTGGAGTACCTGCTGTAGCTTGGGCTGTACGTGTTGCTGCTGGACAAGAGAATGTTGACATGTGTTGTGTAACACAAGATGCTACTCACTCTGGTATTGCTCCATCTATTGTTGCTGCAAACTTTGTAGATCAATTTAACAATGATCCTATTTTAAGTAAATTAGGTACTGCTGTATTACTTGTAAATACTGTAGGTGCTACAACTACTTTTAATCCAGTTAACTCTGCAAAAATGCAAGTAATTTATGAAGCAGGTGCTAAAGGTACTACTGCTGATCAAGCTGCTGTATCTGCTGCAGGTGAATGGCATGCTGATAATGAATATAAAGTTCAAATTACACTTAACACTAGTTGTGAATTACAAACTCAATTTTCTTCTTGTTCATTTGATACAAGAGATTTCTACTTAATGGGAGGTCTTAAAACAATAGCAGATTTACAAGATGAAGTTGGTAATCCATGTGTTGCATGTGACGGATTTGTTATATCTGCTGAAGCAACTGCGTTTAAACAACGTAGAACATCTTCTGAAACAGGTATCAATGATATCCTTATGACTGAGAACTACAGACAATCTCCTTATAACCAAGGAAATGCTGACTCAGCAAGAATGCGTGAGCAAGAAGGAATGTCAACTATCATAACAGAACTAGGTAGAGATGCTACTACAAGTTCTTGTCATGGTCACTTTAAAGTATATCACTTATTACACAATGTGCCAAGATTTAACAATCCATCTGGTGTATTTGATAATGATCAATATCACTACAGAGTTTATACTAAATGTTCTGGTGGTGTAAATATAGATTCAGAATGGTTAAACATTGCAATTGATGCAGGTGTTCGTACTTTAGATGGTGGAGGAATTGTAACTACAGTTGCAGATCTTGAAGCTAAAGGAGGTGACTATTAATAGTTAATCTTAGTTTATATTATAAAATAATAACTACTATATTTAATATAATATAATAACAAAAAAGAGGGTAGATGTAAATCTGCCCTTTTTTTATTTCATTTAATCTAGAATATTTTGTATATTATTATTGAACAGTATATTTAATTAAACATATATTTATGGCTTCTAAACATATCTTAAGCTTAGAAATCCCTGAAAGTGCAAATTGTACAGTTCTTTCTATTATAGATACAAGTATTTATAGTAATGACATTCCTGTTGAATGTGAAGAACTTTTAATTACTCCTCCTGGATTTTCTCATCCAACTTTAGTAAATGTAACTCAAGGTTTTAATTTACCAATAACTGCTTGTTCAGTAGGGTTGCAAACAAGTAGTTGTAATACTACTATTAATACTATGCCTGATGGTATATATATTATTAAATATAGTGTTGCTCCAAATGATAAAGCATATGTAGAGTATAATCATTTAAGAGTTACAGAATTATTAAGCACATATTACAGAAAATTATGTGAACTTGATACAACACCTTGTGAGCCTACTTCAACAAGAAAGGACACATTAAATGAAATGTATTATATAAGAACACTTATAGATGCAGCAAAAGCAAAAGTTGAATTTTGTCAAAGTCCAAATGAAGGAATGGAACTTTATAACTTTGCAAAAAAGAAACTAAAAAAGATAACTTGCACAGTATGTTGCTAATACATAACTTATAGAAATGGCTTCTAAGAAGAAAACACATGAAGAACTGGTAAAGCAAATTAATCTAAGAACAGAATTTGCAGACAAGTTGTATAAAAAAATGAGATCTGATAGATATGGCATGACATATTGCTGTCCATTAGATCTTGAAAAAATAAATCTAAAAAATGATTTATGTAACTGGGAACATTCTAAAGTTCCTAAACTCCCTGAAGCTTATTCAAAAGAAATATTAAAAGATCCAAATCATGATTGTATTCCACCTGCAGTATTTAATACTGCTACAGGTTTATGTGAAGCAAATGAACCAGCAACTGAAGTAGGATCTATTACATATACATATTCACCTGCTATACCAAATGGTACACCTGCACCTGTAGCACCATCAAATGAATGGGTGTATGGTAAAGATTGTCCAATTTATGTAGGTAATCCTTTAAATTCTAAAGATGGTGCTGGTGCTGCTGCTGTTTTACAATTAATAGGAGATACATCTAGTTGGTGGACAACATATGATGCATCACCTACAGGACCTGTAGCACAACAAATACCTGGAGTAACAGAAGTAAGTTTTGTAAATGCTTTAGCTAAAGCACCACCTAGTGGTTGGCCAGCTAATACTGAATTATCATATGTTGTTCCTGTTAATAATGATACAGGAACTACTGTATTTATAAATGTGTTTATAGCATCAAGATCTGCTTTTGGTTTAAAATTAAATGATGATATAAAAATTGTTGCACAAGGCGTAAGTCCAGCAAGTACTGTTTATGATGGAGGAAATTTTGGTGGTTTAAAAGCTAATATAAATATAACAGCTGGAATAGCATCTAATTCAACTATGAATCAATTAGCAGTAACAGATTCTAAAGATTGTAGTATTAGAATGTTAACAACTTCAGGAAATCCTGCTAATAATGATTGGAGTCCATCACCTTATACAAGAGGGTATATATACCAGTTAAGAATAATTCCAGGATGTCATGATGTAAAAATATCAAGTTGGTCAGATACTGGAGATGGAATGCTTGCTTTTTCAATATTTTCATGGGAAGGTCCTACTGGATTAGCTCAAGGTGCAAATGAAATAATTGCTTCTACACAAAGATCAGATTTAAAAGAACTTGCTTCATCTGATGATGTAAATAGTTTTTATAGTAGTATAGATGGTGATAATCCATATACTTGTGAACCACCAGATGTTTTTATTCCAGCATCAGGAAATAGCTGTCCATCATGTCAAACTGAAATTAATACTTTAGCTTATGAATGTCCAAGGGGTTATACTTTACAACCTGGTAATCCACCTGTTTGTATATTAAGTGAACCTTTATGTGATACAGAAACTCTTGTAATTACAGTGGTAAATCAAAATGGTGAAATATGGCCACACTATGAAGTTATTTTTGATGGAGGAAATTATATTACTGATGAAAATGGGAGAGTAATTATTGTAGTAGAAGATGCTTCTGTAAATACATTGCACACTTTTAATTTATGTGAATGTTTAACTACAAGTGGAGGATGTGCAGTACAAAGTATTAAGATAACTGTAACTGATCCAGATATTGTAGACTGTGTTCCTAATACAGGTTTACCTTGTTTATGTGTATCTCCATCTTTTTATTCTGAAGTAGTTAATGCAAATGGCACAGTAGTTATAACTTTTGTAGATGCTAATTTTGGAAGTGGTACTACAATTACTGCAGTAACATATACTTTTGCATATAAACTTGCAAGTGAAACTATATGGACAGAGGTTACAGGATTAACAGCTGATGAAACAACAGGACAAATACAATATACATTTACTGGACTTGCAGAAGGTGATTATGAATACAAAATAAAAAGTGTATGTGAAGATGAATCATCAAGTTTTTCAGCAACAAATCCATTTACAGTAGAACCTATAAGAAAAGGATGTATGGATCCACAGGCTGACAATTATGATCCAAATGCTGTTGAAGACAATGGAACTTGTGAATGGTATGGATGTACTACACCTGGTTGGCCAAACTTTATTGCTCCTGCAGGTCCTTGGACAAATCCAGCTACTGGTATTTCTGGAACTGTTATAAGTAATGGCAATTGTAATGACAATCCTAATGATCCATGGTATAATGGATAACAGTAATAATAAACAAAATGAATAACTTGGTTGTATCATAAAAAATCTGTATATTATATTGTATACATATATTAAATACAACTGCAAAGAAATAAATATTTATGATACCTAATAAATCAAATACAACCAATGGTTGTGATAGCACATCTTCTAACTGTGTAGTTTGGCAAGGTCCAAGTCTTAGTTGTGTAGATGTTTGTACAGGAGATACAATAAGTGATATTGTTGCTAAACTATGTGAAACAATAGAAAGTAGTACAACTGAAGCAGCGGGTGTTAATATAGATACAGTAAATCAATTATGTCTTGAAAGCACATATGGTACTGCAAACACTATTCAAGAACTCACTCAAAATATAATTACAGAATTATGTTCACAAAATTCTAATGCAACAGATCCATGTTCATGTGTTATACCATTACCAGAATGTTTACAATATACTGATGCACAAGGTAATACTGTAGTATCATTACCATTATATGATGCAACAACAGGTACAGGTTATGCACCATATTTAGCAAATACAATTTGTAATAATATTTCTGCAATAAATCAAATAAATAATACTATTCCTTCTGTAGAAAGTAGAATAGCTACATTAGAAAGTTACGGAAGAGGAACAACATATGTTGCACCTAAAGTTATCCCAAGTTTTGTTGGGACAGTTGGTACACCTACATCTATAGAAAGAATGCTTGTACAAACAGAAGAAGCATTTGGAGAAACAAGAAGAGCATTAGGTACTGTACAAGATTTAAATAAATCAATTTCATATGCTGCTAATAATTTATCAGCAATGAATATGTTAAATAAATCAGGTACATATTCTGCTCAACCTGGGTGGATTGTATCACCAAGAAATTTAGCACAATCATTTCAAAACTTATGGTTAACAACAAATGACATAAGAAGTGCAGTAGAAAGTATTAAAGAAACAGTGGCTAATCCATTATGTTCTGACATCACTAATTCAGTGACTGCTAGTATAACAAGAAATGCAACAGGAGCTTTTCAAAATTTTCAATTAGATTTTAGTGGATCTGTTATTCCAACTGGATATTCATCTTGTAATGGATTAGGTACAAAAGTTACTATATCAGATTCATCATTAAATTCTATTGTAAGATATGTAGATGTAGTGGGTCAATATCAAAATTCTGGTGCATATACAATAGGAGCTAGTAATTTTGGAAATTTAGATACAAGTAGTAACTATTCTGTAAAAGTAGAATTTTGTTTCCAAAATGAAGATAACCAATGTGCAGATACACAAACTTTAAATGTAGAAAATGAAACTTCATGTCCTAAGTTAACTGTAGGAGCTGTAACAGCAGAAACTATTCCTTTTACAGTTAGTGATATTCTTTTACCTACAGGACAAGGTTATACACTTACAGTAAGTTTAGAAACTAGAGGTGGATCATTAATAGATTCATATTCAACTACATCTTTTGCAGGTTCTTTTACAGGTACATTTACTAATTTAATGGGAAGTACTCAATATAGTGTATCTGTAAGTATATCAAAATCAGGTTCAACTGCAGTACAATCTTGTCCTGAACAAGTAGTTAGTACTATAGCACCTACATGCACATCAACAAGTTTAACTTCTTCTTCTGCAAATTGGGTGTCAACTACAACATCTCTTCAAACAGGAGCTAATAAATTTGATCTTGCTACACGTTATGATGGTACAAATAAATTAATGTGGACTGCAGGATTTAATGCAACTAATGATTTAATAGTAGTTGCATCATCAACAGCTGATACTACATCTGCAGCAACAATAGTTCCAACAGGATCAAATATAGATAATCATAATCCAGCAACACCTTTATTATGTGGAGGAACTTCTATTGCAGTTGGAGGTGGTATTACAGAATCATCTTCTGAAGGAAGCGGTTGGAGATATATTGGAAAATTAACAAGCCCTATAGGAAATACACATTATGTATTTGCAGAAGTTAATATAGATACAAATACTGTAACAGAAGTATATTTCTGTTGTGATTGTACACAACTAAGTTTAACAACTCCTCAAGTAAGTTATTTTTGTACAAAAAGTACACAAATTGATATTCCAGTTACTGCAGTTGGTCATACACCTGCAAGTGGAAATTATACTTGGACTGTTTCTACATCACCATCACATGGTAGTGTAACTTTAGCAACAAGTCCAGCATCAACATCAAGTACAGCAACATTTACTTATTTATCAGATGGTACAGATTTTACATATGATTCATTTTCAGTTACTTTAACTAATGATTGTGGTACATCAACAATATTAACTGTACCTGTAATAAATTCATTTAGATTAGCACACACTGATACTGACATAACAGTAATGGTTGATTCAGCTAGCATGACTCTTGCAGATGCAAAAAAAATAAAAGCATCATTTGAAGTTGTTAAAACATTGTTGCAATCTAACTCTTCAAATTGGACAGGAACAATTAATTATGTAGCTATTAATAGTAGTCCAGCAAGATCTGGTGACTATTTAAAACATATAATGGGAATGGTTGAAAATATTGGTACTGCTACAGCTTTAACTAATCCATCAATTACAACATATACATCAGGAACATGGTATACAGAATTTATGAGTAGTGGTACAACACTTCCTTCTTATTGGTCTGGAGCAGATGCTACATATCCATCTTCTATATTTGTAATATCTTTTGTAAATACTACAAATTCAACAGGTTCATATGGAGCTGCTACATTAGGAGCTGCACCAAATGGATGGCTTGTACCAACACAACCTACAACTAACGGTGGAGTTGGAGCACCTAAATATCAAGAAGATTATGATGCTTTAATAGATATTACTTCAGGTGCAGCACCAACAAGTGCATGGGGTACTGAAGCTAGTGGAGTTAAAAATTCATATTGGATAGCAGGATCAATACCATTTACATTTTCACAAGTTGTAGTAAATAAAGTAACAGGTTCTAGTAATGTTACAGCAGCTGCAGCATTACAAATGGCAAGTGCAATAAATGGACCTACTTATTTAACTTCTCAAGAATATGCAGGAATGAAAATTGGAGGTCCTGTATATCCTGTAGATTTAAGT